GATTAATTAAAAAGGTGCACTATCTTCACAGACCATACACCCCAATCACAAACACAAAACAAAACTCATGAACTACTATAATTTAATTAGGATCAGAAGGGTGAATGGCGTGGGGATCGAACCCACATCACGCATATCTGCGTATGCTGCCAATTACACCAGCCATCCGTTTTAAGTGAACTATTCTCACGAACCATTCACCTAGAACACAAACACAAAATAAAACACGACATTAACTATTAAATAGCACTCTCACGAGCTTCTTGCTTCCGGATAGCCGTTCAAAGCACACCGGAATAGTATAGAACAATTAAAACTCAAATAACAGGGGCTTTAACCCTACAGCGTCCTTTTCGCTGGCAACATTAGTTAAACATAAAAAGAAAAATTCTCTGTGAAGGAACCCGGACTCGAACCGGGATGATAGATTACCTATGTATGACTTTCTTCAATCTATCTGCATACTTGCGTTTACCAATTCCGCCATTCCTTCAGGTCGTAGCCAGACGCTTCCGGCTACATTGATTGTATATATAATGCAAATATATTTTCACCCTCACGGGTTACTTAACTCTGATTGAGTTGAGCCGGGAAACGGATTCGAACCGCTGACCTCATGTAGAAACATGCGCTCTAACCAACTGGGCTATCCCGGCAGATGCCCGGCGAACCGGGCTAAATAAACATGACAAATACTAAAATTAAGCAATGCAGACCTTCACAGGCTATCCTTATTTTGTTTCCTATCTTCGTAGTATCGAAAACAGATATAATTCACTGATACGACAGTCACCAATACAAAAGCAGCAATAAATTCTTTCTTGCTAACTTCAATGCTATCTATAAGATACAGTGTTGTCCATAAGGCAATGAACATCATGGCATACTGTATCACTTTAATCTTTTTCATTTCTTCCGTTTTTTAGATTTAACTTTCCTTCCCGCACATCGGCAATGAAGTAATACTTGAGCAGCATTACAATGCCACTTGCCGTTTTGGACATTAGTGGGCTTATCACTTTCAATCTTACCCGCTTCTATAAGATTCATCAATTTCTTTTCCCCACCCACATAATACGCAGACTTATCTTTTCCAAACGTTTCTGTAGAAAACAGACGGAGAATATTATCTAGCAATATTTCAGCCATTTCACCTCTGATCATCTCAACAAGCAAGGTAGTTATGCAATTCTGGTTACTATAAACTGCATATTTTTTACATCTGACTTTGTTTTCCAAGCCATTCCTTCAGCTTTTTCTTTATAAAGCCGAGCATTCAATGTATTAGTTACAGACGGTTTCTGAACGATAGGAAATACTTCTATTGCACCAACATCCATACTCCGTAATACATCAATTACGTTACGTCTCTGAATATCCTTTTCCATACAATCTAATTTTAAATTAAACATTGAAGCGATGAGCGGATTCGAACCGCCGACCTCTGCTTGTGGTGCTCTTCCGTTAAGCTAAGAGTATTTCTTGAGAGACTCGAACTCTCAACCATCCACCACACACAGCGCTCTAACCTGCCTGAGCTACATCACCTTTATATACATAAAGCAAATACCTCGATTTGCCGACAAACGTCTAACTGATTTAGTTTTACAACGATACGGCTTGACCATTAACCACAGCATTATATCGTTGAGAAGCCCGCCTACGTCAGTAATCCCTTTCAGCACGTGTCGGCTTCCAAAACACCATTTTACCAATATGTCAAAGAACTCTTCTCTGTTGTTCCCAGTCTCCCTTCAAGGGCAGGCTCAAAGACCGGACTGGGTACCGGATAACCGGCGGTTTGGTTTGACTTTAGTGAGGGTTAGAGAATACTTTGGTTGTTCTTCAAAACTATGTCCATTAAGTTTCGTTGCGATTCAATAAATTTCTTCAAATCATCACATTGGGAAACTTTCTCTCTATAAAATCCACGTTCTGATTCTAAATCTCGTTTGAGTTTTTCATTTTCACCTCTCAAAGAGCTGATCAACGCGTCTCGTTCTTCAATCACAGCTTCATATTTGTCTCGCTGTATTTCTAGTTCGGTTCTTTTATCCATTGTTGTATAATTTGATTAATCTCCGACGTAATGTGCACCGTAATGAGTACTATTTGGGTTGTAGTAAGCGGAAGCGGGAATATTAAGGTTATTATATTCCTTGCTAGGTGTAGCTTTGGCAGTCTTGCTCATAGCTTCATGTCTTTCAGCTAAAAATTTATCAGTTCTTGATTTCACTGCTTCCGGTGAGAAACTTTCTTGGAGTTTTGCAAAGCTCCATGCAGATTTTAAACACTCTGAAAATGTTTTTCCACCCTTCTTGTAATTGCGGTGTGCAGACTTCATTATTTGTGATAAATTGTAGCTCATAATCGTTATTTTTTAATTGGTTTTATCAATCATTTTTTGTATGTTTGTATGATTGATTGATTTATGATGCAAATATAAACGTATTTACGTTAATTACAAAACATAAAACTTGATAAATAATCGTATTTACGTTAATTAACTATTAATATAGATATGGCTGAAACAAGCGTAAACGAAAAAATTAGAGAGATTATCTCTTATTATAAGCTGTCAGACAGGCAGTTTTCCATTAAAATTGGGGTAACCCAATCGGTGATTGGTTCTATGTTTCAAAAAAACACAGAACCTTCCTCTAAAGTAATTAGGCTCACATTAAACGCATTTACGGATATTTCAGCAGATTGGTTACTACGCAATAAAGGTCCAATGCTGATTTCAGATATCAAACCTGATCCAAATATTGAACGCATGGAACGTTTAGTTGATACAATAGCAACCCTTCAGGGGACTATAAATGAGCAGATGAAAACAATTCAACTATTCACTGAAGAGAACCAAAAACTGAAAGGCGAATTAGCTATGTTGAAGAATGAAAGAAATATTGGATAATCTAAAATTTATATACACTAATGAAAACATTATTATTTATCGTTGTATCAGCTACTATGTTATTAAGTGGATGCAAATCTAAAGAAGAAAAAGCTAATGAATTAATTAAGGACGACATGTTTAAAGTCCTATATGATTTTGCCAGCTATGAACCTATTGAAACCAATATAGACAGTGCTTTTACATCTGTATATACAGATTCAATCATTACAAGACATGCCTATTTCATTAAAATAGCTATTGAAAAAGCAGATGAATATCTAGATGAAATGAAAGACGCACGAAAAACCATGGAGATTTGGAGTGATGGCTATTCTTCATATAGTAACTCTAGATATTATGAAGCTAAAAATAAATTCAATGAAAATCTGGAAAAAGCCAAAGCATGTACTAATATGGTTACATTACATTCAGACAGTATAAAAGACAGAGCTAACTTTATAAAAAAAGAATTTTGTGGTTGGAAAGCAACACATAAATTTAGATGTAAAACTAAAGGAGGTAGCCCAGACATAGGAAATTATGAATATATATTTGATAAGGATTTCAAGGAAATTATTAATAAAGAAGATTTAGATGATAAAGATTACACTAAAATCAAAGAACTTATTAATGAAGTACTAGAAAGCAAAAAAGAAAGTGATGAAACTGATTCTAAAAACAATAATGAAATATAAGCTTAGAACTGTTGCAGGAGAAAAGAAATATTGGATATGCCATGAAAAGAATATATCATATTATAGTATTCAGAACAACATTTTAAGTATGCACCAAATTGAAACAGTAGAGCCTATTAGCTAACACTATAACTTAATTCAAATATGGCAAAAATAAAACAAGATAGAGAGCTTTTAAAAATTATAGACGACTATAAAACTTTCATTAATGCAGAAAAGAGAATTAATGCGCCAATCATTGTTTCTGAACCTAAAGGAAATCATGGCACATCTCTTTATACTAAAAAGCATCTTCATTCAGAGTTTCACTTTGGAAATACATTTATGACTTGTGAAGTACGAAATGGAGATAAAACAGATTGTTCTTTCCAGATAGTTTCGGATAAATTCAAAAAAGGAGTCGTTATCCGCTACGATAGTGGTGGAGGTACTCATAAAAACGAAGTTCCGTTTATACCTTTAGCCAAGCAAAGTGTTACAACTCCCCATTTTCACAAATATGATGATAATGGATATTTTTTAGCCTATAAAACAGACTTATTGAATAATCCCAAACAAGCTGAACATTTATTTGACATTGACTTTGGTTTTCCTTACTTTTGCCAAGAAAGTGTAATCTACACTAATGATGAGCATGAATTACCTGAAATACAAGTATTTCGAGAAGGCTATCTTCCTTTCGAAAGAGAAGACAAAGACCCACTTGAAGGAATAAATTTTTAAGAGATGGAAAAACTTATTGAATATATCATCAAATCCTACAATTCTTTATGGAAAATAAAGAAACATGGAAATACTTTTGAGATCATAACACCGATAGCAACAACAAGTAATATTTTTGTTTCCGTCTTTTTAACTCGAAGAGGAGATGATTTTATTGTTACTGATGGTGGTTGGATAGACAGTGGTATGTATGAATGTGATGCTCATTCTGATGATATATACTATTTCAAACTATTTCAGTACTATTTAGAAGATTATGAAATAGATATTTTAGAACATGCTGGCTATCATTACTATTACAAAAAAATAGAGAAAGCAGAGCTAGTACCAAATATAGTATACGACTTGTCCAGTTTCATTAACGCCGTAGTTAGTGCATCTTTTATCTCTTTTGAAGAGAAAAAGGAAAAAGAACAGATTGGTAGATTTAAAAGGAATGCCACAAATTTCATACATAACCTTGTAGATAAGGAACACTTAAAAACCAATTATTCTATACATGAAGGACTAGCAATTAAATTCAATGCTGTTGTTCTTCGAAATAATAGAATGACGCTTATTAATTACGTTACAGGTTCTAATGATACAAATTTCATATTAAGTTTAGGACGTTCTAATTTGAATTATGATGCAGTAGATGCACATGCCATCAATAGCCGCATCAATCATAAAATAACTCTAATAGATGATACTACAAAATCTATTCAATCTCCTAAAATTGCTCCTTACTTAAAGTCTATTGAAACCAAATCAGGACGTACGTATTTAAAATGGCATGAAAAATCCCATTTAAAAGAATTAGTGGAATAAATTACGCTTTATAAATAAAATATGATTCTTAAACAATGATACAAACTAGAAGTAAACACTATATATGGAACTTAAAGAATTCATAAAAGATACAGTTACTCAAATAGCAGATGCAGTAACAGAGTTAAATGGAGGAACATCAAAATTTAACCTCGTAGTAAACCCGATAGTCTCCATTGGAGGTATAAACAAAGGTACATTACATATTGGAAGGCAAGAATGTGTACTTACCAATATAGAATTTAATCTATCACTCACAACATCTGAAAACAAAGGAAGTGATGCTAAAGTTGGTGTATTTGCAAGCGTAATAGGAGTAGGAGCATCCTCTAATGAAAATGCACAAAACGAGATTGTGAGTAAAATAAAATTCTCGCTTCCAATATTGTTACCTACAAAAGAAGTTTAACTAATCGAACCGTCTTTAATGTATCTATATATTGCATCAGCAAGGTAAGCATTTGCAGGCTTAGAACCTTTTACAACATAATCGACACAACGTTCCCTGAGATCTTGGTCTTTTTGAAGTTCTCTACGAACCTTACGCTCTCTCATCCATTTTTGGATGCTTCTAAAAAACATTTTCATAAACGCACTATTTTAGTTTGACAATGCGCAAATATAACATTTAAAATAATATAAAACATGAAACTCAAAAATCTTGATAGTACATAAAACATCAAATGGTCGAATTATGGTCGAACCATAAAAAAAAGCAGGACTATATAATTGATATACAGAATATACAACTAGATTTCCAAAAATGTGTCTAGTTTAGTTTTTGTGTTAAATAGCTCCCTCGTCAGCGGACGAACTAGGGAGCTATTTTATATTATAAGAATATTATTGCACAAAATATTCATAATTTCCATAACTTTGCAACAATAAAATCTCACATAAATGGAATTTAACGTAGAGGAATTAAAAAGTGCACTTATTGAGAAGTGTAAAAGTGAAGGTATCTTGTATGCAATGGTAGCAGTAGACAGGCGAACCAAAGAGATCATTCTTCCTGATACTTTGCAAGGAGCCTTGAAGCACCCGGAGTACTTTGTATGTACTTGTAAAAAAGTAGAAGATAAATACATCGTGGAGGAGATTACAAAAGTGTAACTCTCCTCCGAACTCTTTATTATTTACGGTCGCCAATGTATAGCGCAGCTCCTTCATCCATAAACAGTTCCACATTCTGCGCATGATGAGCTACATAGGCTGCGGGCCCTACATCTCCCGACTTACAGATTTCTTCTACCACATCAGCTTTACCCTTTCCGGTTATCAGGAAAATAACGTGACGGGCATTCAATATCGGATAACCGGTCATTGCGATGCGCTTCTGCCCGTTACGGGGATTAATACTGACTACATAAACAGAAGCGGAAGTCAACAGTTCTTCTTGTCCGGGGAAAATGGAGGAAGTATGACCATCGTCTCCTGCACCCAACAGTATAATATCAAACTCTGGCCATCCCTGCTTGGACGGTACTTGTTGCTTGACCAACTCCGAATAACGGGCCGCTTCTTTCACCGGTTTGACTTCACCACGAATACGAAAGACATTCTCATAAGGAATGGGAGCCATTCCTAAAAGTAGATTACGCATCATTCCGTAATTGCTGTCCGAATCATCGGGGGGAACACAGCGTTCGTCTACCCAATAAATACACATACGATTCCAGGGGGTAGTTTCCATATATTCGTTCGCCCACAAATCGAACATTAGAGCAGGAGTACTGCCGCCGCTAACTGCGATATTGAATATTCTGTCCGGTTCATTATTCATGATTTCCACCAGACGGAGTATCAGTCCACGTGAAGTTTCAATGGACGAGGGAAAAACAGTTACTTTCATAATTCACAATATTGGTCTGTATTCGTCAAATTCTTACAAGGATTGGTCCAGTCAGCCCCGTGCTCATGCATCATCGCTTCACTTTCCAAAGGTCCCCACGTACCGACCGGATAACCGTAAAGCGGTGCGTCGGGATTCTCTTTCCAATAGCGAAGTACCGGATCGAAGAATGTCCATGAAGCCTCCACAGCGTCACTCCGGGTGAATAAAGTCGGATCGCCCTGAATGCAATCGTCTATCAGACGTGCGTAAGCGTCACCACTCGGCACTCCACCCAACTGGGCATAACTGAAATCCATTGTCACCTGACGGACTTCAAAGCCCGCACCAGGCACTTTCATGCCTATCTTGAGCACAATTCCTTCATTCGGTTGCAAACGAAGAATCAATTTATTCGCACGTGGGCAATTGCCACCTGAACAACGGAACATCTGATGAGGTGTCTCGCGGAAATGAACCACAATTTCCGTCACCTTAGTCGGCATTTGCTTGCCGGTACGGATGTAAAACGGAACGCCGCTCCAACGCCAGTTACTGATACCCAGCTTCATGGCAATGTATGTTTCCGTACGCGAGTCGGGAGCTACCCCTTTTTCTTCACGATATCCTTTTTTAGTACCGGAAGAGGTATATTGCCCGCGCACAATATGCTCATTCAAATCTTCTTCATTCAGCGGTGTCAGAGACTCATATACTTTCACCACCTCATTACGGAAGTTATCCGCATTGAAGATAGCAGGAGGTTCCATGGCAGTAAGAGCTACAAGCTGAATCAAATGATTCTGTACCATATCCCGCAAAGCTCCCGCCGTTTCGTAGAATCCGCCACGTTGCTCGATTCCCAGATTCTCTACAGCGGTAATTTCTACGTAGTCGATATAATTCCTGTTCCAGAGAGGCTCGAAAATACCATTGGCAAAACGGAAAGCCAACACATTTTGCGCTGTCTCTTTACCGAGAAAATGGTCAATACGGTAAATCTGATGTTCTTCGAAAACAGAAGCATAAATTTTATTCAATTCACGTGCCGATTCGAGGTCGTAACCGAAAGGTTTTTCAACGATGATACGCGAATGGGGAGTATTCAGTCCTGCAGCTTTCAGATGCAAGGGAACAACACCGTAAAGTGAAGGCGGAGTGGCAAGGTAGAACAGCAGATTATCCGGATCCACCTCATTGGTCAACTCCACCAGACGTTGGCGGAGCATGGCATATCCTTCTTCCTTTGCCGGATCCATGGGCAAGTAACACAGATGCGAGATGAAAGCCTCCATCAGTGCCGCATCCTGTTCTTCGGATTTCACGAAAGTCCGAAGTTCACCTGATATATACGAGCGATAATCCTCGTCAGAATAAATCGTACGTCCGATACCCAGTATATGAAAATCACCTGTTAACCGCTTTTCACGGAAGAGCGAGTAAAGAGCAGGCATCAACTTACGTTTGGTAAGGTCGCCTGAGGCGCCAAAAATTATCATTGCGAATTTATCCATTGTCGCTTTTTATTTCTTAATTCATAAAATAGTCTTATTACTCCGAAAGACATCCTACTTACACATTATATGTGCCCGATTTCGTGTCACCGCCATGTCCTGTCCAGTTTTCGTGGAAGAACTGTCCGCGCAGTTCGTCTTTACGCTCAAAGGTGTGCGCACCGAAATAATCGCGCTGTGCCTGCACCATATTAGCGGGCAGATCGGCAGAAGTAAGCGAATAGAAGTAATTCAAGGCAGAAGAGAAAGCGGGAACAGGAAGTTCTTCTTTCATGGCTTCGGCTACAAGGCTCTTCCATCCGGAGAGTGACGCCTTCATTTCTTCCCTGAAATAAGGAGCCATCAACAAGTGTTTGGGCTTGTCGGTGGCTTCGAAGGCAGCGGCAATATCGTTCAGGAAAATACTGCGGATGATGCATCCGCCACGCCACATACAGGCGATGGAAGCCAGATCGAGCTGCCAGCCGAATGTATCGGAAGCACGTTGCAGCACGGCAAATCCTTGAGCGTATGAGACGAGTTTGGAAGCATAAAGGGCAGAGAAGATATCCTTCACGAGCTCCACCTTATTATATATAGGTTGTGTATGTTGGCGCGGGAATTGGTGGGAAGCTTGATGGCGTAATTCCTTTTGTGCGGAAAGACTGCGCTCAAACACCGCAGTGGCAATCAGTCCCAACGGCATCCCGAGCTCCATAGCGTTGATAACCGACCATT